GGGTGGGTACAAAGATCAGATGTTGAAATTTGTGACTCGCAGAGGTAACGATCTTGTTGTAGACAATGTTTATGGCAGGATGGGTCTCATTTCGACGACTTCGAAAGTCCTCCCCCATAGTGGGATAATCTACAATCGTAGAGAACCCACTATTGAAGGCGACTGTGGATCAATGCTCTTTACAGAAAATAATCCACATGGATTGGTCGGATTTCATTGCGCTGGTGACGCAAATGGAAATTGTGCTGCAGCTATCGTTAAGATAGATTGGGTTCGTGAATTTCAACAACAGACTTGTAATTTCAAGCCTGAGGGTTCCAACCCTATGCCCTTTGCTTTGGGTGACGATGTTGACTTAAATCCATACTCCATGGGCGAAGCTGTCAGGACTGATTTCTTTTTGGAACATACTGTGCTTAAGAGACACACTCCCGGTTGTAATGTTGAGCCCGTGGCTTATTTGCCACATTCGAAAGTACGCCCCAAGACGCAGTTGTCATATGGTATACTGTACGAACCCCTCAAAAAACAAGGAATGCCGATAGAGCATGGACCGCCATCATTTCACGTTGATCGTGATCATGACGGGGTCTTGGAAGCGATTCATAACGGAATGCGATTGATCGATCCCGCTCTCATGAGAAAGGCTATCAACGATTATGTTGAGCCTTTGAAAGCGGAGATCAGGGAGAAATCCATGTCGAAGATCCCACCGCTCGATTTAGAGCAAGTTTTGAATGGCGTGGAAGAGAATCGCTTTATCGGACCCATGAAAGAAACCACAGCCGCGGGCTTTGGTGCTAAAGGAAAGAAAACTCGTGATTTTATTGACGTAACGTATGATGTTACGGGCAAGAAGATTCTTGCCCCAACAGAGTTGTTACAACGGAAGTTCGAGGAAGGTTTGAAACGTCTTGAAAGAGGTGAACGCCTCAATCCTGTGTTTAGGACTTCGCTCAAGGATGAGCCTGTCAAATTAGACATGGAGACCGGAGAACCTCGAAAGTTAAATCGCGTTTTCTATTCTTGTCAGACTGATACGTTATGTCTGGCAAAGGCCTTGTTTGCGCCAATTGCCGCAGCGGTTTTTGAATTTCCTCTTACCAGCGAATGTGCTGGGGGCCTCAACTCATTTGGCGATGAGTGGGGCCAGGCGTATGAATATCTGATTGCCTTTGGCAAGGATAAAATATTGGCAGGAGATTTCAAAAATTGGGACCAATCCCTGAGTAGTCAGGTAATTCGTGCATGTGGATTAGTCTGCATGCACATTGGTGAGGCACTGGGTTACACACAGCAACAATTGATAGCTCTTAATGGGCTGATTTCGGATATTGCAGTGTCATATGTAGCCTACAATGGATGCCTGAGTGCCTTTGATGGTTTGATGCCATCTGGTACTTTTTGTACATTGTTGTTCAACAGTATCGCCAATTCATTGATCCATCGATGCGCGTTCTTTGCGCCTGGATTTGAAGGCACTTTTGAGCATAACGATGAATTGTCTTTTCGAGCAATGAACCGTTTTTTGTACTTGGGCGATGATTCCATTGGAGGCAGCAAAGTTATGTCACAACGTGATGTCAAGGCTTTTTGCGATAGTGTCGGTTTGGTATACACAGATGATAAAAAATCTATGGACCATATCGATGCTTATCAGCACATTGATAACGTCAATTTTTGCAAACGCACCTTTCGGTATGAGCCATACATTGGTCACCACTTGGCACCACTCGCCCTGTCGTCCATTGACAAGGCTCTTCTCATGTATCGTGAAGGAGACATGGATCCTCAGACCTATGCTATTCAAGCAGTTGAATCTCAAATGCGTGAGTATGCACGACACGATGATTCTGTCTTCGAACAGAGGAGGACAATGGTTACGAACGCTTGTCTCGATGCTGGCATTTATGTCCATCTTGTTGACGTTCTTAACAAGTCTCGCCAGGATTGGCTTGACGATTTCCACCATCGGTATTTCGCAAATTCAGAAAACGATTTTAGCGATCTTACAGATATGGATTCAATTTAACCCTTGGCCGGGAAGTAATGTACAATTCTACTTTAAAAAGCCAACTATATGTCATGGTTACCAAGTTTTACATATTATGCGTGTTACACTTAGGCTTACATATTTTATAATGCATTTTTCGGCATCCTGTATAATCCTCCAGGGATGCTTTGAACAAATATGGATTACTATTTTTCAATACCGGAAAAGTCCGATGCAAAACATCGGCACAATGCAGCTGGAAAACCAGCAATCCTCCTGGCAGAGTGGACGCTCTCCAGGAGATGATGGGACTAGTTCCCATCTGACCACCAGTGATACCAATGATGGTTTCTTTGAACGACCTGTGCGCATTTTCAGCACACAATGGGAGATTGGGGTGACTCTGAATCAAGAGATAAACCCATGGAAG